GTATCTTGTACGAATCCTGATGGCATTTTGATGCTCCTTAATATCTAATATTTATCGTTATTTTACTTGAAAACAATCAATGCCAACAAGCCGGCTTGGACAAAGAATCCAAAGCCAATGGTTACAATATTAAGCAAATCCTTCTGGATTGTTGCTTTAATAAAGAATAAAAACAGCCCTAACCAACTGAAAAGCACCATGTCAACTGGTGGCATTTTTTCAGTTAGTCCTGTAAGCACAGCAATCATAGTAGGAATGGTTGCCATGTGTAGCAACACTACGGCAACCCATCCTGCTGTTTCTGCTGAAATGTGAGGTGCATGTTCTTTGATGTTTGCAACCCAAAGATCAAGATTAAACAAATCTTGTGTAAATTTCTTTACAACTTCTACGTTCATGTCAGTCCTCACTTATAAAAAATATGTCTACCAACTTTGGCAATTGGTTTCTTACCCCATTTAGGGTTTACATAGTCAGCATGATAATACAATGCTTGTTTAACAGAGTCAAGTCTAAATCCCTCCAATAGGACTTTCTTTGCGACTTCCATAGACTCATAATAAACTGGGCCATTCATTGGTTTCTTTAGACTAGCACTATCACAGTACCAGCTGAATTGGCAAAGCACTTTTTCATACACTATGTTCTTTTGATAAACAACCTGGCAGATGTCACTAGGGAACTGTCCACTTTCTGCACGATTGATTGTAACTTGTGCAACTGCTACCTTACCTTCAAATGGTTCGTAGCCTGCTTCATGGTATATGTTACGAGCTAGACAGTCTAGTTGTTTCTGTCTCATACTTGCTGTAACGTTGCTCACTTCTATGCGAGCTGTCTTGAGGGTTTCCAGTTTATAATTAACTGCCTTATACCCTGCGAATGTCACCGCTAGCATAGCTAGGGCGAATACTATAAATTTTATGATGCGTATCATTTCGTTTCTCCTTTACGCTGGAACAGGCGTCGCTAGCGCCGTTAATAAAAAGTTTTGGCCGTTGGCATCTCCTTGCAAAAATGGTACCTTATTTTTTAGGTACAATATATAGTTATGCCTGTGTGTCTCTGATAAAAACATAAGTTTTTAAATTATCTACGCATTTTACTTATTTCTACCGCTTGTTCGTTGCTAAAAATGGGTACAGCGTTGCTTTTATGCATGGTTCCAATGCCTTTAATCATTGTACCAGTATAAACTTTATCTGGTGCTTTAAGGCACGGTGCCATATTTGTAGGATCCAAACTAGGAATCCTTGATCCTGTATCTCTAATAAACGGTTTGTTAACCACTGGACTTATAGTTGGAGCGGCCAGACCACGTTTACGTTTTTTATCTTCTGCTTCTATTGCCCATTTCTTTTGGAGCTCTTTCCATGATTCGTCCAATTCTCTAGCCTTTCTAGCATGTTCTGCTGAGCGAAATTTTTGTTTGCCTTTCTTTTTGCCAGTAGTTGACAACCACGGACCTTCCAAATGCATACTCATATTTTTCTCCAAAAGTAATGACTATTCCAGTATTATACTATAATACCAAAATTATGTCAAGTAGCTTTGATTTATACTCGAAATGATTCGCCGCATCCGCAGCGATCACGTTCGTTTGGATTGATAAAATCGAACCCTTCGTTCAGTCCGTTTCGAACCCAATCTATTGTTAGCCCGTTTAGGTATGGCAGGGCTTTGGCGTCAACAAGAACTACAAATTCGGGCTGGGCGTAGTTAGTTACACCCAGTTCCGCAATATACTCATCAACATATTCTATAGTGTATGCCAATCCACTACAGCCTGTGGTTTTAACTCCTACTCGAATACCTACACCTTTACCACGTTTTTCAAGTAGTTGTTTAATTTTTTTATTGGCTGTGTCGGTTACGGTAATCATTTACTGCCGCTTTGATAGCGTCTTCTGCCAATATGCTACAGTGAATCTTAACGGGCGGTAGAGCAAGTTCAGTTGCGATATCTGAGTTCTTGATAGTACCTGCCTCGTCAAGTGTCTTGCCCTTGAGCCATTCAGTGACAAGACTAGAACTGGCAATAGCACTACCGCAACCATAAGTCTTAAATTTAGCATCTTCAATTATGCCTTGATCGTTGACTTTAATCTGCAATTTCATGACATCGCCACAAGCAGGTGCGCCAACCATTCCGGTACCCACGCTAGGATCAGACTTATCAAAACTACCCACATTACGAGGGTTTTCATAATGATCGATTACTTTGTCGCTGTATGCCATACCAAATTCCCATTTTGGTATTTATTATTTGCCAGAAGCTTCCTTGCGAGCGTTTTTAACTGCTGTAACGTCGTTGCGAACTTCTTTACAAAGTTTGGCTAGTTCTTGTAAATGCTTGCGAACACGAGTTCCTGCTGCACCTACTTCTTTGTCGTAAAACTTTTCGAAATCGCCTTCCATTGCCTCTACTATTGCTGTGAATTCAGCGTGTCTATTTTGTGCCATATTAATTCTCCTTATGGTGAGCTATGTGCTCTACAAGTAATTTAGCAAAATAGAATGGTAATGTCAAAGGATTTGATTAAGGGCCAATTTTGCCTGCATCCACATCTGGACTACCAGTATTAATAGTAGCGCCTGATGCCATGATTGCTCCAACTACAGCTATCCGTTTATCTTCAACATAAACAGTAACAATACTAGATACCACTGTATCACCTTTTACTGTTTTTGATCCCTCTGTGGCCGCTACAAATGGAGCATCATTTAAGAAAACAGTTGTTTGAGGAGCAACTTTGAGCAGCTCTCTTGCATAATCTTTGGATATTCTAGCGACAGCTGGCATGATTATTGTGTATAAGGGAGAGGATAAGTTCCTGCACCAACCGCCGCACTCTTAGCATCGGCAGCAGTAGCAGGTAATATATTTTTTAGCAGACGATCTTTTATTTTTGCAAAATATTCTGCTATTGATTTATAAGTTTCTGTTCCTGTTATCCATCCTACAACAGTATTTGCTGCGTATGTTGTAGTTTGGACCACTGCTGTTTCGGCAACAACAGCTTGTCTCATAACATTGGCATCTTTAATTCCGTTTAAGATTTGTGTTGCCATTACTGGTTCTTGCACTACAACTCCTGCTTGTTTTTGAAGGCTAACATTAAAATTATTTGTTTTAATTTGATTAGTTGCTTTGGCCGCTAATACTATAGATTTAGTAGATATGTTTGGAGTTATTGAAGCCACTGCTATTGGAAGGTTATCTACTGCTGGAGGTATTTGTTTCCAATAATGATCAATTTCACGCAGGCCTTTATTGATTTCGTTTAGAGATGCTTGTATGCCTTCGAGTAAGAATATAATTTCTCCGTAGTATACTCCAATAAGGTATGCATGATCAGTACTTACTGTAACGGTTACAGGACTAAAAGGCGGAGTAGAACCGGCCGGGTATGGAGTATTTGTAGTACCCGGTTGAGGGTTAGCAATTGAAATATATTTTCCGCCGAGAGACATTTTAGCCTATGTTAGCAGTCGGGTCTGGCAACACACCAGCACCAGTGATGGCACTCTTTACATCGCCAGGTGTTGGAGGTAAAATAGTTCCAAGTAAAGTGTTCTTTGCCTTACTTAAGAAACTTTCTATACCACGATAAGTTTCTGTCGTTGCTATCCATGTTGCAAGAGCTGCGGCTTGTGTAGAAATATATGAAGTCACCGCACCTTCAGCAACAGCAATACTATTCATCTGCACGGAGTCTTTTACTGTTTCTGTAATCTGTTGAACAATTGGCGGTTCAACAGGAATTTTTTGTCCAGTTTCTTCTAAAGACGATTTAGTTGCTGCAACTTGGAAGTTGTTAGTTTTAATTTGATTACTGGCGGCGGCAGCTTGAATCACTGTCTGAGCCGCGGTTGCTGTAGCAATACTGGCAACGGCAATTTGTAGATCTTGTAATGATTTAGAACTTACGCTGGTATGATTTTTCATTTCACGTATTGCTTTATTAATCTCATTACAAGCAGCTTGGATACCTTTTAAGTTGGCGGTCATTGCCGTTGTTGATGCACCAATAGCTAATGCTACTGGATCTAGATCCACTGTTGTTGTACCTGGCCCTGTCATTGTAATTACTGTTGCCATATAAATCTCCTAACTTATAGGATATTTATGCTAGTTTAATACCGGTAGTACTTTCAATGAATTGATCAGCAAACCCTTTATCAGTTGCTTCACAGACTGTAACTGTAGTTTTAAGTAATTTGATTTCTTTATCGGGACTAACAGTGAAAAGGTATGGCATTAGTCCAGGTCCTTTTTGTCCCATACCAATAACCATTGGTTTGCTTAATTTGTAATACGTTGCTGTTTCTTCTGTAAGTTTTGCAACAAGTTCTTCGCCGCTTGTAAGTTTTAATGTAACTACTTCGCCTGCGGATACGCCTTTATCAATTAACATAGTTTTCCTTTATAGTGTTGTCCAAAATTCTTCTGGTTTTCCTGCAAGTCCTTGGAACCCGCCTGGAATTAAAATTCCGTCTTTGAAAATTTGAGGTACAGAACGAAGACCTTGATCGATTAAGAATTCTTTTTCTGATTCATTTTCCTCAATGTTTACGGAAATGTACATCTTGCCTTTGCTTTCTAACAAGGATTTAGCTTGGTCGCAAAATGGGCAGTTGTTTTTGGTATAAACTTTAATCATAGTATTTCCTTAAAATTACATTATAAACTTGGTAAAGCTTCATAGTCAATAGCATCTGACATAACACCAATAACATAATTGGTTGACTCACTTTCTTGTAAGGCTGTTTGTTTTTTGCTCGTATCACTATGTTTGTTAAACCAAGGAATTGGTGTTGACTTTGGCGATGGATTGTTATACTTAATGCCAATATCTTTTAATGCGCCAGCAGCAGTATAATCGACAAAGTCTTTTAGAATGTTGGCATTGAGACCGATAACTGGTCCTTTCTTAAACAAGTAATCAGCCCATTCTTTTTCTTCACGTATAACATCTATATACATTTGGTACACTTCAGTTTCGCATTCTGCTTTTACTTCAGCAAAACGAGTATCTTCCTTAACGACTTGATTAATAAGGAAAGCAGTCCACCCTTTGTGTAGCAATTCATCTTGTAGGATAAGGCTAATAATGTTACCGTTACCAATAAAGATTTTATTCTCTACCATTGCTAGACTTGTAGCAAACGATACCATAAAGCGGAATGCTTCTAATGCATAGCTGGCGTTAAGTGCCATCCAAATTGCTTTAATGTGTGTTTTTTCGTTTATCTTTTCACCTGCTTCTTTTCGACAGTTGATTTGATGTAGTGCTTCGTAGTAGTTACCTACGCTTGACGCCATGTCTACAATTTCTTTAGTGTCGTGAATAGTGTTGAACACTTCTTTAGGCACGTTGTAGATGTTGCGAATGATATGACTGTAACTACGACTATGAATATTAGTCTCAAAGAATGTCCAGTTATAGACTAGTGCTTCTAACTCAGGCAGGCTTACGACCGGAGTAAAGATTTGACTTGGGCCGCGACCTTGCAAACTGTCAAGAGCAGTTTGCCTAAGCAGGTTGCTAGTGAAGATATGTTTAACTGCATCTGATGCATCCTTAAAGTCTTGTGCGTCTTTTGTTAGACTAACTTCCTCAGGGACCCAAAAGAATCCCCTAGCTGTAGTTTCAAAGTCTGCAATCTTTTTATATTTTACTTCTTCAAACCGTTGAATAGTAACAGGACCTTCTGGGTCAAGAAACATTTTTCTTGCTAGGTAATCTGTCTTTGTGTTTAAGTTATATTGTGCTTGACTCATTTTGTTTCCAATTCAATTTTTCCGTCTACTACTTTAACTCCTGTAACTTGTTTACCATTAACATACACAGGAGTTTCATTCCAATCTTTTTTGATTGTTGCGGCATTTGGTTTGTAGGCAACTTGTTGCCAGGCCTTAAATATTTCCTGGTATAAATCGTAAGCGTCCATTATAATTTACATGCCTCGCAGTCTTCTTCTAATAGTTCTACTTCAACATGATGCCCATTCATTCCAGCTGTGTGATGTCCATTTACTTCTTGTGCAACTTCAACAGCCTTACTTCCTGCTTTATTAATCAAACTATAATAGAATGTTTTGATTCCCCACAGGTGTGCCTGCATTAAGTTTTTAGCAATTAGTGTAGTTGGAACTTTGCGTTCTGGAAAATGTGCTGGATTGTAGAATGTGTTTGTGCTGATACTCTGATCCACATAAGCCGCTAGTACTGCTGCTGTTTTTAAGTAATTGGCACAGTCTTTCTGTTCCCACATCATTTGATATTTGTTTTTGAGTTTATGATACTCAGGGACAACTTGTGTAAAGGAACCTGCTTTGCTTTCCTTAGTTGAAATAAGCGACATAGGCATTTCAATGCCATTAGTGCTATTAATAACAACACTGGAACTTTCCACAGGGGCAATTGCCATAAGAGTTGCATTGCGTACTCCATATTGTTTCATGTTTGTGCGAAGTGTTTCCCAGTCAAGCTCAGGTGTAAAGTCAGCAAGTTCGTTTACTCCTTTAGCTCTTAGTTCCCAAGGAAATACTCCTTTTCCGTATCGAGTCTTGTTGCTGTGTAGACAAGCACCACGCTCTTTGGCTAACTCAACTGTAGCTTCGGTTAGATAATATGCTTGATGTTCCATCCAACTTTTTACATCTTGTAGTGCGTCTTTATCGCCGTACTTGAGTCCACGCTTGGCATGCCAATATGCTAGATTAGTAACGCCAATTCCTAGTGGTTGGATTTCTTTATTGCTGAGTTCTGATTGAATACTGAGGAAGTCTTGATAATCCAATATATTACACAAACTGCGTTGAAGAATACGGCAAGCCCTACGCATATCCTCAGGATTGCGGAATGCTCCCCAGTTGATACTACCAAGTGTGCATAGAGCAATGCGACCGTCAGCATCATCCAGGCGCTTAAAAGGCTTAGTTGGTAAAAGTATTTCACAGCATAGGTTACTCTGGTAAATTGTATGATACTCAGGATCAAACGGTCCTTGGTTCATAACGTTGTCGACGAACACAAGATAAATGCGTCCGGTGTCAGTACGCTCTTTAAGAATACCACCCTTGAATACTTCCTCCGCGGCCATAGTCTTTTTGCGTAGACCTTTCTGACGTTCGTATTTAACATAAAGCTCTTCAAACTTTTCTGTGTTACTGTAGAAAGCTTCGTACAAGTCAGGTACTTCATTAGGATCAAAGAAAGTAATATCTTCTTTGTTTTTAAAACGACGCCAGAAGAAAGCTGATAAGACCACTCCATAGTCCATGTGTCTAACGCGAGTTTCTTCAGTTCCTTGATTATTCTTAAGGACAATAAGGTCGTCAAACTGATGATGCCAAATAGGATAAAAAACTGTAGCAGATGCGTTTCTAATACCACCTTGTGAACAACTCCTCAAGTCACCAAACCATTTCTTTAAAAATGGTATCATACCAGTATGCATGATTTCGCCACCGCGAATTGGGGAGCCCAATGGGCGTAGTCGACCGATTTCCAATCCAATCCCCGCACGTTTACTGGCATACTTTGCCATCATCTCCCCACTAGCAAATATGCTATCCAAATCATCGTCACTGCGGATAAGAACACAACTAGAAAACTGTTTAGTAGGAGTCCCAAGCCCTGCCAAGACAGGAGTAGCAAGAGTAAACAAACCATCTGAAGCCGCGTTGTAGTACTCTTTGATGTAACGCATACGGGCTGTGTTAGGTTCTTCTTTATGGAAGACAGTCGCGGCTGCAACCATATAACGAATTTGGGGAGTTTCATAGATTTCCTTTGTAGCTCGGTTACGCACGAGATACTTTTCTATTAACTGTTCGATAGCTGCGTAACTGTATTGCTCGTCCTTTTCATGGTCAAGCATATCGTTCATTTTGTTCCAGTCTTCTTCAGTATACCAATCTAGAAGTTCTGGTGTATACAAACCAACTTCAATATTCTTTTTGACTATTTCATAAATGTGTGGAACTTGATAGTCACCGTATACGTCTTTACGCAACATCGATAAACGTTGTTTACCTGCTACAAATTGATAATTGGTATGTCCAATATCAGGATTGTGTTCTACATCAATCAAATCTACAATAGCACGTAGAGTTATATCGTCGATTTCTTGTGTAGTGATGCCATCATAAAAATGAGGCTGACTTTTGATTTCTATCATCGACTGACTTACATCAGCGATTCCACTACAAACTTTTGCTACTTGTGCTTGCCATTTTTCTACTGCTAATGGTTCGCGTTTTCCGGATCTTTTAATTACTGTAATATTGTTCATCTCTGTCTTCGCTCGGTTAATTGAATGGGTCGATTATTGTTTTAGGAAGTATTTAGTGACTCTGGTCAAAAGTCAAAAACATTACGGTAACCAACGCTGTAGCGTTGATTTAATAGGAATTTGAAATTATTTTTTAGAGTCACAGACCTTATCATACCAGCGCATTAAATTATATACGCATTTATTTTAAAGATCAAGCATCTTTGGCTTTAATTGTAACCAAATTAATGACTAGCTGTAAACGAGTATGATAGTTCGCTTAGTGTTTCACCAACTAGTGCCTGTTTGTATCTCAAAGCAATACTGGACGGAACATCACTCAAACCAGACAGAGCTTCACCATATTGATTTAATATTATCACCGAGAACTCCAATTTCAAAGCGTCATCTTGTGATAAACCAACTATGCTAAAATCATCTGATAATTGAGCTTGTGTTGAATGTAGTGTTGCACTCTTATCAACATCAACTGTAAATGAAAGGGTACCAGTTCTGGTAAAATCATTTGCAGTACTCTTATATTTGTATCGAACATCGTAACTAACTGACTTAGAAGGTGTGCCGTTTATAGTCGATGGCACTGGGAAAACAGCAACCAGTGACCAACTAGGCATGTATCCAACAAGTGCTTTCTTAGTTCCATATGAAGAATAAGAAACTTCACCTGTAATTTCTGGGATATAAGGCACCATTGTTAAGGATCCTACACTAGTAGGAGTAACTGTTGGTTTGTATGATCCAAAGAATCCTGTTAACCCAGCACTTGTGCTAAGTGGTCTAGCTGAAACTCCAACGTCAAACGCATCTAGATAGTTGTTTACAATTTTAAAATGTGATGTATCTACTATTTCTTTGATATAGTATGTTGTGCCAGCTACTACTCCGCCAGATGTTCCATTGAATGTAATTGCAGCACCAACTATCATTTGTGCTGTTGTTGTAGATGTTTCAAATGCATTTGATACTGTGCTCGAACCAACAATGTCAATAGTAGTTAAGTCGCCTGGATTATAAATGTTGCTAATTACTATGCTATTAAAATTAGTAAATGAAGTAACGTACTGTGTAACAACAGAAATAGTAGTTGCACTATCGTAATCTTCTTTTAGTGTGCCTTGAATGTTGGTTACATTTTGTTTTACAAGACTTCCTTTTGTTGCTGTGATTGGTTGATTTAATTCCAAATCGACAGTAAATGCCTTTGAAATTAAAAAGTCTTGTCTATCTGATTGATCATTAACACTTGAGTTTCCAACTGAATCAAAGTATATCTGAGGGTACTCTGGGAAATAAACTCCAGCACCATTGTTGCCAACGTTTGTAAATTTACAATCTCTTGTTGAATTGCCTGAACCTCTTTCAACAACAAACCCTTGGCGCTTTATATCCTCAAACTTACAGGCAATTAATGAAGTTTCTCTTGGGCCGTATTGTTCACCCACTGTAGTTCCGTCAGCTGCTTCTCCTAAGTACACACCGTGTCTTAGATCAAAAAAGCGACAGTCTTCAAAGGTATTGTTTAAAATATCTTGTTTGGCCCATACACCATAACTAAATCCCGAAACAACTACATTTCTAAAAATATTATTTGCACATGTAACAATTGATGATACAGCGTTTAAAGAGATTCCTTTGCTGTCTGGATCGTATGTATTACCCCAACTTCCGGCAACTATAATATTTTCAAATGTGCTATCTCTTACAGCATCAAGTTTTAAACCGGTATGATCAGTTGCAGTACATACAAAAGAAATTCCTCTTATAGCAATACTTCGTGGTTGTGTATTTCCAAGAGTATTGCCAATTGCGCTTGGGTTTCCTATTGTTGAGTCGTCATTAATAAATTGAACAGCAGACCCTGCAATACCTTCGTAACGAATAATTGTTTTATTACGGCCAGCACCTATAAGAGTAGCGTAACTTGGAATGTATAGTGTTTGTGTTGTTTTGTAAATACCAGGTGCTAGTTCTAAAATAACTCTTGCTCTTGTACCATCGGCTGTGTCGCTAGAAGCAGCTGTTGTTGGGTTTAGGAACAACTGATCAATAGCACGTTGTAGTGCTTCTGTGTCATCTGTTGTGCCATCTGCAACTGCACCAAAGTCTGCTACTGTAACTCGATCATCTAAACGATCTTGTGTTTGTCTTGATATTGGATCGTTACTGGTAGGTCCTGTTTGAATAGCAGGATCGTTTGATTTGTAAATATGTTGTATTAGATTTAATAAGTTACCTTGAACAGTTAAATCTCTTTCTGTAAGGATCTTAGTATTTCCTACGGCAGGACTACCTTCTGCGACAGATCCATTTCCAATGTATAATTCTTGGGTATCAAGCGACCACGCAAGTTCACCTGATGCTAACTGTGGTAAACCTGTACCGCTTAATGATTTTCCTCGACGTATTTGAATACGGCTGATTTGCACAACTGCCATAATAATATCCTCTATATAGGATATTTATCAGTTCTGTTTATAGTACTGCTCCACCCTATCCCACCAGCGTTTTTCCCAGTAGTCAAATTCTTCTGCCCTTAATATAAACTCCTGATATTTAGGCTCTTCTGTCATAATTAACTGCTCATTTAATTTAGGGCTTACGCACATTAGCACAACACCTTTACGTATGTTTGTACCATGTACTTCATTGTGTGCTAGAGCATAAGCAGTTAATTGTAAGTAGTAATCCTCAATCCACTCTTGTTTTTTAGGTTTATTAGTTTGTTTGTAATCTAGGATTGATTCTTCATTTAAGTGTAAACCGCAACCATCAGTAGTTCCCGCATATAATCCGGGAAAGTATAACGGAACTTCTACACCCCATACTTCATTAACGTTAACTAATCCTTCGCTAATGATGTGTTTGGCCATTGCGTGGCTTTGTTTGCTATAAGGATTAGAACCTGGGTCATTAAGTACACCGTGTGTAATGTAATCTTCTAGAAACTTGTGCATTCTAGTGCCGCGGCCTGCAGCTTCTGTTACAATTTCTTGTGCTTTCTTTTCACCAACACTTTTTTTCCAACGCATTAGTGCATCGATTTTTTCTTGTGGTTTAGTCTTATCTAGAATTGTTGTAACTGATGGAACTTTGCTTCCATCTGGAGTAGCGTAAAGTCTTTTGCCCTCTACGCTTTCTCTGCTGATTGGTGTGTAATTAAATTTTTGAGTTAAGAGAGTCATGGTGCAAGTATATAGTCACTTGCACTATTTGTCAAGATTTATTTGCCTAATTTAGTTGCTCGTTTAGCCATTTGACTTACTACACCAGAATCTTCTTTACCGCCAACTTCTGGTTTTTCTGTCTTATCTTGTGTTTTGACAGTAACTCCGTTGCCGTCAAATTTGAAAACTAAGTTATGTAAAACTTGTTGTTCTGGAGCAAGTCCTTCTTCCTCTTCCCAACGAGCTGCAAACGCTTCATAAGAAATTGGGATGCCCATCTTTTGAAGGGCACCCCAAGTTAGTGGTGCATGTGTATTTAAATTGTCGCCTGCGCTTTGAGTTGTGAATAGAGTCCTAACTAAAGGATCTATTGTTTCATTTACTTTTTTTTTGAGTTAAGTAATAGAGCTAGGCGTCGACTGTAGTCAACGCTTTCACGTTTTTCTCTGCCTACTTCTGGTGCTGGAGGAGTTGGTAACTCTTCTGCTCCCATTTCGCCTTCTCCGCCTGGCATTGGAGGAACTGCTCCTGCTTCAGCGCCTGGCATAGCTGTTGCGCCTGTTGGTGCGCCCATAGTAGATACTTCGCCGCCTGATACGATCGATAGTGCGTTTGACAAGCCTTGACGTGATGTTTCTAGAGCTGTATAAATTGCTTCTAGTGCAGGTTTAACTGCTTCTTGATATGATTGGGCAACGTCGCTGCCTTGTGTTTCTCTTATAGAGTCTAATAATTCTAATAGCTGCTCTGCTTTCATTGCCGCTACATCTTCTAGCCAACCAGTGATACGGTCAACCATGTCCTTAGTGGCCATAATAGTTTCAGCTTTATCTTCTTCGCCTTCTAGTAAAATCCAGCTGGCTTGTGATTCGTTTAAGTCATAGCGTAATGCTAGTTCTGCCTTTAGTTCTTCGCGGTCTACACCTTCGCCTAAATTAATCTGTGCAATGGTCTTATTGATCCAAGTTTCTGGAACCGATAGTTCTTTTGCACGAGCACGTACAGTATTAACAATGTAACCTTCGTCTGTCTTTTTTTCTTTCTTGCCCATAGCTTTTTTAATAGCCTTATCTTTGGAACCCATGTACTCGTCTTTTCCAGATTCTACTTCACCGTCACCGTCGTAGTCTTTATCAGCTTTGTCTTCACGCTCCATGATTTCTTGATTAATGCAGTCAAGCATCAAGCGTGTTTTTTGATACTGTGGGCTTTCAAGCACAGAATCAAAAGCTTCTGAAAGCTCCATTTGACTTAGTCTTGTGCGAAGTTTATTACGTGCATCTTCAAGTTGCACATCTGTAAACTGTTCGAAGTTGATTTTGTAACCAAACTTCTTAGCTAAGTTCTCGTTGAGTACTTTAGCTGTAATAGGTTTTTGAAATTCTCTAATTTGCATGATTCTGTCCTAGAATTCTTATACGTGTATTTATACAAAACTCCACTTAAACATCTTGGATATTTCTTCCTTGTAGTGAGTTTCTTTGAGTTCGCTTTCTTCTAACTTATTTAACAAAATTAAGTACCTGCTGAAATCTTTAGTCAACTTAATATTGCGCTTGTAGACTTGTGTATCGCTGTGATTAGCCCAGTAACAGTTGTCCAGACGTTTGATTTCATGAAACTTGTCTAGCTGCACATTGTTGTAGGCTTTTGCAGCCATTAGGGCACAAGTTTTTAAGAAATACTGATCAATTAAACTGCGGTCTTGGTAGTTGTAAACTGCCCAGTTGCCGTCTTTTTTCTGTTTAACTAAAAACTTCTTGTAGACTATTCCGCCATCCGGTAGTATAGTCAACGGTAACTTTTGTTCTAGCTCAGTACTAAGTTCCTTAGCTAGTTCTTTGATGCGTATTGTTGGTATTTTACGTTTTGATTTTTTCATTAGCTACCACTGTAGGATCTGTCATTCCTATCTTAGTTACCAGACTTTTACGTATCATGGCTTCGATCTTGAATTGCTCATGTTCGCTCAGTGTACTAAGTTTAACAGGCTTAGTTAATTTTTTAAGAATCTCAGCTTCTTCCAGAGTTGTCCAAATTTCAAAATCGTCGATAAGGGCATGTTTACTCTTAGGACTGTGAGCTTCTTCAAATCCTACTAGTAGTTCGCTAATTTTCATTTTAAGCCTGCAATAGTAAGCATTTTGTCTAGCAGTTTATTGTCAGCGGATTCTTCAAACCCTGTGTATTTCATAATGCCCTGGCTAACTGCACCGCCCATTTTTTGTTTGAATTCTGGACTAAGTCCTGGACCATTGACGCCGTTTATTTTTAAAACAGTTTGAGGATCCATTTTGGCTTCCCATTCTTTAGGAGGAAGTACTGCAATAGGACTACCGTCTGGATTTTTAGGAACCCATCCATCCTTTGTTGCAGCTTGGATACGTGCTTTAATCTGTGCTTGTTCCCAAGGCTGAGTTGCTTTTGGTAATAGAGCTTGTAATTGTGCTGTATAATGTTTAATAAGGCCAGCTTCGTCTGGTTCTTCTTCGATTGTTTTTTCAGCATCAACTTCCATGCCAGGTTGAATCTTTGGAACCTGCATAGTTAATTTGTTATTGTCGCCCGGTTGTAGTGCTGTAGCTTGAACAGTAGTTGTATCACCGCTAGGCTTTTGTATGTCAACAGTACCATCGGGCTTTACCTGTTGTACTTTGCCTACCATTTGTCCTGGCATTTCTTCTGCTATTGGCTCTGGTGCCTTAGGAGCTTTTGGCTTGTGTGGCTCAATATATGGTTTGGGTTTTGATGCATACTTCTTAGCTCTAAAGCCTTTTTTGTGTTCACCAACTACTTGTTTAACTTTCATTTTGTTCTCCGATGCTAAGACTAGCACTTTCTAATTTATCTATGTATTTACGCAATTTATCAATTTGTCCGCGAGCCCTGAGCAACTTGAAAGCCAAGTTCTCTACGCTGTATTCTCCGTTAGCTTCAAGTCCAGCTTGGCGCAGTTTACGTATGCTAGCCATAGTTTGTTTGGCAGTTTTTAAATCTTTAGATTTTAGGGCTTGGTTAATTTGTCCTGCATAGTTGCGAGCTTTGCTTTTTACTTCTTTGTGTGTTGCTTTGGGAGCATCGCCTGTTGGTTCGCTGATCCATTTGTCATTAAGCACAGAATAGATACCTGCACTATGATGTTTTTGTTTGGCATCTTGCACATAGAGTTCTACATCTATGTCTTTGATTGTAATATCATATTTGGAATTATAGACATTCTTCTTAGCATCGTAGAGTTCAGCCTTTTCTGGACTGTCTACAACTGCTACTAAATGTAGATCTAAATCACTACTGTCGCTGTACCCGTAGCTGGCATTACTTCCACTTATGGTTATGTCTTTGAGGTTGAGTTTTTCTACATTCAAGTACTCGGCAAAATGCTTGGCAATAACCATTAGTCGATGTCGTACTTCTGGTATGAGTTTGTTGTTTTCCCACAGTTTGGGATTCAACTGTTTGTTATGATGTATTGGATCAACAGATAGTTCTTGGAAGTTCATTCTGTATTTAACAGAATTACAGTCCTAAGAATTTTAGTATGGTGCCTAGATTAGGATGTCCTACCCAACCAGCTCCAGCTATAAACGCCAACCCAGCCATAGCATAGAGCATGAACTTGTGTTTAGTTTTTTCCAAATCTGCTAGTTTTGCGGCTAAGGTATTGTGTTGCGCTGTTTGCTCTGCATTGAGTTTATCCATGTGAGCGTAAAATTGATCTCTATTGCTTTCGTAACTGGCACTCATGAGTTTAAGTTCGTCCATGATACCATCTCTAGTTCGATCTAAACAGTCGTGCATTTCTTTGACGTCTGCTTTTAAATCGCCTAATTTTTCGTCGATGTTTTCGACTTTTGTTTCTAATATGCCTACACGTTCTGGTAGAGCAGCAAGTTGTGCGACTGCTTCTTTTGTTGCCATTTAGGCTCCTCGATTAATGTGTCCAAACACGTTGTTTGGTGTAGTATTAATAGCCTAAAAAGTCGTTGATTTGTATGAGCCTTCTGTAGTATATTTATTATCTTTTTTGAAAAATAATATTTCGAGCAAGACCTTCTGTAACAAATACATCAAAGTTTTGCTCCATACTTTCATCTAGTCCACTAATATATGGAACTGCATCAAAGTCTTCTAGAAGATAACCAATAGGATCTCCGTCTTTCTCAAAGAAATGTTCACGCTCTGTGTAAAAATCAAATTCCCAAACGTGTATGGTATTGATAGTATTAAATCCCACTAGTACTCCGCTAATTTCTTTCATAATAGGAGATTGTTTAAAACTTATGTTTGCTCGAATACCTAGTGTTTGAAGTACAGTTTGAAAATTCTGTTCTTTCCACCTATCTGCTTCGCGGCCAGGCTCAGATCTATACTGTCCTGTATTGGTTATATCGACTGTTGTGTAGAGCTTGTATTCCATGCTGTTATTTAACAGTCGTAAAAAAGCCTACTATAAAAGTAGGCTTAGTCTTCCCATCCCTAGGAAATTAACTATTATAGATAGTTGTCTTGGAAAATTGCTTCAACAGTGATTGTTAAACCGCTGATACCGCAGTCTAAGTCAGCAACTGTTGTGTCGCCTGTACCTTGAGCAAGGATGTAAACTGTATCTGTTGTACCGCTTACAAATGCGCCACCGTTTGCTAGGCCAAAACCTGCTACTGTGAATGCACTGTCGCCAGAACCATTTGAACCATGTGGTGTTGTTAGATAGTCTACAACTTGTTGTAGGTTAGCGTGTGTTAAGTCTGTACCTGCTAGTTTTAAAACTAGTGTACGGCCATTAGTACCGTTAGCACGAACAAATTTCTTATAGTTTGTTGCTACTGTTGTGTTTGTTAAGTCACCCATAATATTTCTCCTCTATATGGTATACTCACTACTCTGTGAGCTTGTATTGTATTTAGTATTGGTACGAAAAATTGGGCTTATATGCCTATTTTTTGGTAGATGTTTTTGAACCAATCTATGCTGTTTTCTTGTACAGCAACGCGGCCTTTTTCAACCCAGTTCTTGTCTTGTTGTACATGAGCCAGTAATGCCTGTGCTTCGTCGCTTGGTAAACTCTTCATAATAGCTTCTACACTACCTAAGTTATTACCATCTGCATTAGGGCCTAATAGTACCTTAGCAATATCGTCCCAATCGTCTGCGACTAGTTCGCCCTTTTTGTTTTCAGGTGTGCGAGCATATAGTCCTTCCCATGCGCTATAAACATAGCCTTTTTGTTTAGCCAGACTTGCAATCATAAGTTGTTTGCTAACACCTTTGTAAGGACTGCCGCGTGGAATTCTATGTTGATGGTAACGCTGAACTTTACCTACTTTACGAATACATTCTAAGTCAACTTGATGTGCGTTAGGTCCATAGGGTAAACGTACAAACACATTAACACCTGCTTGACTTGTTTGTAGTCCTAAACTCTGAATTGCATCTGATAGTGCTCGTCGAGCGGCTTTTTCAATACTGTCTTTCTTATCGGCCGAGTTTACTTGTACATTTAACTTTTCTATAATGTCATCAAGATCAACCATGTTGTCTAAATCACTGGCTAGTTCTTCTGGATCTCTGTCTGGATCGCTTGTTGAGCCAACACCTACAGCTTCAAGTCCTAGTTTAGATAGGTACTTGTTCATTTTAGCTCTTAATTCGTCGGCATGTTTCTTTTGAAAAGGAACTGTGTCCGGAAATATCTTACTGCCTTTTTCAGCCATTATCTTTGTTTTCCTGAATGCGCTTCATGCCGCGTTTGAATTTAGCTGCATCGCCGGATTTAATGCTATTGATAAAACGGCGTTCTAGCTCTGCGGCTGTTTCTATGTCGTAGTTTTCCTTGATCAAAGTTAGTAGATTGATTGCGCTTTGAATTAGGTTAGAGCCCCTACTTTCTATAACTAAATCAGTATCACGACTTATCCCTAAGTCCGAAAGCTCTTGCAACAGTGATCTTGTGCTTTTTCGCATTTTATTATTCTTCCTACGTGTATTTATTGTATATTACAATAATATTTTGAAATAATCAAGTCCAAAGAAATTTGTGCTACCGCACAACAAGAGCTAAATACTCAGTAGAAACCATGAGTAACTACACACACATACGGAGATTTACACAATGAAGACACTATCAGCAAAGATGCTATCGCTATTAGAGCGACTAGCCGAAATGTTTCCTAAGCAACATTATCAAACACGCTTAGAAGCTTACATTAACAGCAAACATCCAACTAACGCCGCAGAAGTAGAATATTGGCAACGTGAGTATGATGCTCAGCACTGGGGTAAAGGACTATGAAAAGAATATTAAAAGACATTTGGTTCGTATTAGTTTCTTTAGGAACGGCTCGTCATGCAGCATTTTTGGCACGCCAAGGAAAATATGATGAAGCTAAAAACCTTTACAGACTTTGAAGCAAAATACGGTGAACGAGTAGCCGCTTGGTTAATTGTTGCGATGGTTGTTTATTTGATCATAGCTCAATAAATATTAGCATGAATTTAGTTTACATTCACGGTGCTAGTGCTACCAGTGAAAGTTTTAACTATATCAGAAGCAAGTTAGGCAACGGAATCGATATCGATTACGACAGTCGAAACGGGTTTGAAAACAACCTAAACGACATGCTCGACAAGTTATCTGGAGTTAAAGACATCGCTTTTGTAGCACACAGTTTGGGTGGCATCTATAGTTTACATATTGCTAACACTTTACCCAAACAGGTGTTAGGGGCAGTTACACTAAGCACACCCTACGGTGGTGCTGAAGTAGCCGACTATGCAAAATACTTTTTACCTTTCAGCAGACTGATGCGTGATATTGGTCCAAACAGTTGGGCTTTTAAACAAGCAAGTAATATAAAAATCCAACATCCTTGGACCAATGTTGTAACTGTTAAAGGGCAAAGTCCATTTATGCTGGCCCATAATGACGGTGTTGTCACTATAGCTAGTCAAAAGCATCACGAAGACATGGAGTTAGTAGAAGTGGACTATAACCACTATGAAGTTGTATTGGCGGAACCTGTAGTTAAGATTATTAAAGAACGAATAAAAAAGTTCAAGAAATAGTTGATTTTTATCTAAAAGAGATATATAATACTTGTAAGCAATAGGTGCTTACATAAACATACACACACAAGGAGAATAATATGTTTACATCATTTGAAACAATCGTCGACACCGTTCAAGGTGCTCAAAAATCTTTCGTAGAAACCTACGTTACAGATAAGAAAATTCAAGCAGAATTAGTTAAACTAACTGAAGCACACGCCAAGTTTGTTAAAGGTTCTTACCAAACTAGTTTGAGTCTTGCTCAACTAGTTTTTAAAGGCGCAACTGATACTGTATACGCAAAGAAAGGTGCTTAATCATGTCTGAACTAACACCAAAAGTACCAGAAGTTAAATTTAATAAAAACGGCTACGAGATCCGTGCTGACATTCTTGCTCTTGCGAAAGATCAAGTTGTTGGTGAATTCAACGCTAAGTTTGCTGGTTGGCAAATTAGCTCAGCCAAAGATGAAAAGACAGGCCAAGTAGTAACTTCAGTTGCCATGCCTGACTATCCAGGCGTTGATAAGATTCTTGAAGCTGCAGAAAAGATGTATGCATTTGTTAACGCAGGCGTTAAGAAGTAATCAAGCATAGCTTTGAGTAGGCTGATACTATAAAAGCAAAAAGGACCTTCGGGTCCTTTTTTTATGCTTGTCTATGTATGAACTTTTGTTTTATCTTTTTTGGTTCAAAATATTCATTCACTACATCAATAGCATCGTTAGGATTAAAGTCTTTACAACTAAAAATATCAATATAAGCTGAACTTTCTGGAGCATCATTTAAATGCATAGTAATTGAACTTGTTTCGATTAGTTGGATACAACTGTAGCCTTGTAAGTGCGGATCACCTTCTTTAAGAAACTTAATAATTGGTTCACCAACAGCTTTCATCTTGATACGTTTTACCAAAGCCTTAATCATTTTTTGTATCTGAGACTTGTCGCTGATGTTTTCATTCACACCAGAGCAATCTAAAATTAAATGATAGCCCCAATATGTAGTTTTGGCTTCAGTTAATAAGTCTGTTACTTTCATGCTATTGATTCGTTGTCAAACAAGTTAGGATATTTCTTACCGTAATTACGCATAATGACTGCGGCTTCGGCATTGGCTTCGTTCTCTTGCGGACTACCAGTTGCGCCAGGATCTTCTCCATCTAGCTCGTGATTTAGATCTTGTTTGTAGTGGACAAGTTCATGTGCCAATGTACGACACACATCCATGATATGACGATTGACTACTGTAATTCTAATATGCTCACTACCGTAGCCGCCAAAGCTGTGATGTTCTACACTACCTTTAGTGTCAAATTTAAAATCAAACTTAGGTAATGATTTTAATTCTAAATGCTCTGCAGCAAACTTAATGAAGTCAAGTAGGACCGTGTAAGTTGTCTTACGATCCATTCCTTCTACTAATAGCTCTTTGACTTTCATCCTATGTTCCTATTAATACCTCTACTTTGAACTCCGCCTTTCTTACGCTTTGCGGCTAATTCGGCAATGCCGTGACGTATTTGTTCTAAGTTTTGTTCTAGACCCATAAACAGTCCACCTTTTGCATCACGACAAATGCTTTGCCATACTAACAGATCATTAGACTCTGCTCGTTCTGCTAGATCTTTAAGCTGGGCACGAGCTTGCATTATACGGCCTTTTAAGCTCATTGGGTTGGCTTTAGCATGTCCATAAATCATAGGATCGTTTGGATCTCCTGTCATGTCTATTGGTGCTTCTTCTAGTTCTTCATCACTAATTTCATAGTCCATAACAGAAACCATTTGATCTTTAATAGATCCAATTTTTTCAGACATCCATTCTGGGAATTCTTCGTCATTTGTAATAGATCTATCTAGGTGTGTGGCTACACGAATAATAGTATGTAAACTATTTTTAACAGTAGCACCTTCGCCAGAACTATTTTTTGAATTTTCTAATAAGTCAGTAATTTTCATAATAATACTTATCTTTTAATAAATCTCCCGCCACTGTGCGCTGACTCGAACAGTACCATCAGTGCTTCCAATGTTAGTTACTACTACTACATAGATTTCGCTGTCTGTGCTGTCATAGTTTTGAACAATGTAATTCTTTTTAGCCGAGCTTGGAAGGTCACTGGGTGGAGCACCTGCTGACTTTTGACTACCTTGTGTAGTGGCTGCTAGGTATCCGCCATCGATCATTTCACCGTCTGTGAATGCTGTAGCACCTGCGTTGTATTCTACACCACTGCCATCATTCACAGACACCCAGCCAGTGCTAGTAGTTAGAGCACTAATTCCAGGAAGTTTGATCAGCTTCCATTCCATGTTGTCTTGTGTACCAAAGACATTCAAACTTCCCATACGCACAATCATACGATTAGCATAGGTATTAAATGCTGTCTTTAATCTAATGGCCAGCACAGGTAATGTTGCGCCGTTGGCCAATGCTCTTGACGCAGGACTGTTTATAGCCCAATCCTGACCTGCTTCTACATAGCCGCCTTCCGATACTACAGTAGAACAAATCTGATCAAAGTAAGCACCTGCTGTTGTACCCGTGTTTAAGATCTCACATCGTACTGGCAAGTTTGGATTACTCATGTAGACTGTGGTTAAGTTGTTTGAATGATAGAATATATGGCAAGGAACAAAAGCGCCTTCATGTACAAAGCCTACTGTAACAGCACCTACACCTAACCATTGAAACTCAATAAAGCTCAATTGTGTCTTAGTAATATCTAGGTTAAACAAACTGCCGCCTTGTCCGTCACAGGTGTCAATGTTCCAGTTAGCTTGTGTTACTCGATTCTCTACTGGGGAGCCTGTAACATAACTTCTAATAACCCAACTGAGTGTACCGTCGCCTGCTTGTTCAAAGAAGATACCATTATTATCATCAAAGTATCCTGTACGTTTAGTTACATTAGCTGTTGCGGCATAGAAACAAAAACTTGAAAGTATCTGCTGGCTCTTGCCTGGCATGTAGTGATGATAGAATTTAGTTTGGTGGACAACACGACTGTTGGCGTTGTTGCTAGTAGTTAATCTAGCACAGGCTTTGTTTGCTTGGAATGCTACTGAACCACCGTTGAATACTTTGTCAACAAAGTTAGGATCTAATCCGTACAAGTGTTTGTAGTCACCTAGAGTAAACGGGCTACTCATACGTATGCGACCAAACGCATCTGACTGTCCTACCTTAAGGGTGGTACGAAGCACAGGTTGCCCTAGTGCATTGTACTCCATGACATTATGCAGGTCTAATAAATTAGATTCATGCGGATGCTGGTAATTTGTTGAATTAGGTTGTTGGACGCCCATAGTTTATTAAGGTTGAGGTGTCCATGGACGATGTGGTTCTAAAGGAGCGCCATCATCTACTGCGGTGTTGCCTACATACTTTGCTGACAATAAATCTATATCCAATACATTGTTTTCTCTGTAGTAGGGTTTAGTGCTGTCTAAACTTCCTGTAATAGTTCCATCTCTAGCTACAGTTTTGCCTTGACGCTTGGCTTCTGCAATGGCTAATTTGCCTTCTTGTCGTAATTGTCTTGTTGCTCTATGTGAAATTCCATTAGCTGACATATTACTCTCCTCGTCTATGTTGATGATCAGGATACATGCTTGGATGTTGTACTCTAATATCGCTTGGTTCTTTAGGGCCGTTTACTCCACCCCCAGCATCTACTGTAACACTATCAATATCTGCGTACTTTTCTTTAGGAGTGTTGCCGTAAGGTTCGACACCGTTGTTATCTGCTAGATCTACAATTTGACGTAGTCTACGCATGTCATCCCCAGCGTGAGTTAAAGGACTAGCGTCTTCGGGTTCATCGATAGTGGCAGTTGGATGAGCAACAATAACTGTAGTTTGTTGTTCAGGTTCCTGCTCAACACCATCAATCATGTCTATCATACTGCGAATAATATCCTGGATTCTCATAATCTTTTCCTGTATCCTATATTTAGTGTTAAATAGCATACTATGATAAACAAAGAACCCTTTCAAAAACTAATAAACGAACTTAAAGAAAACGGCAAATATCGTGTGTTTAATGATATAGTACGTGAAAATGGCAAGTTTCCACAGGCTATTTGGTACGGCCCGTACAATATTAAAAACATAGTAAACTGGTGTAGCAACGACTATTTGGGTATGGGTCAGCACAAAGTTGTGCTAGATGCAATGCACACAGCTTTAGATCATACAGGCTCAGGCTCTGGTGGTACACGCAATATTGGCGGTACTAGTCACTATCACGTGGCACTGGAATACGAACTTGCAA